AGGCATCCTGTTCGCCGGGTTCAACGAGACGAACAACAGTGTCACCGTCACGGCGCGTTCGACGGAGAACCCCGAGTTCTTCGTCTCCACCGACGTGCCGATCACCGGGGAACTCGTCATCGGTTCCATCGGCATGACGGTGGACGACGACACCACTCAGATCGCTGTGGTGCACCTGCCCACGATCAGCTCGCAGGACGGCACCGCGAAGGTCGGGCAGACGTTCAACGCCAGCCCCGGCGACTGGGACACCGATGGACTCGCCTTCGCGTTCCAGTGGAAGCTCGACGGCACCCCCATCGCGGGCGCGACCGGCGAGTCCTACGTCGCGCAGACGGCCGACGCGACGCACGCGCTGTCCGTCACCGTCACGCCGTCTCGCAGCGGATACACCCTCAAGTCCGCTGCGACGTCGCGCAGCGTCACCCTCCTCGCCGCCAGCTAACGTGCTACGGTGAGGGCGTGCATCGCTGAGTCCTGTCGGCGCTGAACGTCTGCGAACGCGTGACACAACACCCCTTCGGTCCCCGGACCGGAGGGGTGTTGTCATGTACCCTGAACGCGTGACGTTGACAGATCCCCGCTTCGGACTCGCGCTCGACACGGACTTCTCAGAAGATTTCAACTACGCGTCATGGAACGTGAATACGGAGCTGTTGCTCACGAACGTTCCGTTCAACTCCGACTATCGTGACATCGTGCAGATGGATTCGCTTGACGCGTTCAACACGTGGCTCGAGTCGAAGCCGAACTGGAAGTACACCAACGCTTCCATGCAGAAGTTCAACGAAGGCATCGTCAAGATCGACCTGCCCATCAACGAAGCGATGAAGTACAACTACCTTCGCGCACGGAACGGCACGAGCCCCGTCACGAACGTGCAGCGCGACTACTTCTACTTCATCACCGGCATCCGCTACGGAGCCCCGAACACCACCTACGTGAGCATCCAGCTCGACGTCATCACCACGTTCCTCTACGAAGTCGACTTCGGGCAGTGCTACGTGGAAGCCGGACACATCGGCATCGCGAACGAGTTCCAGTTCTCAGAGTACGGACGCGAATACCTCACCGTTCCCGAGTCGCACGACATCGGCAACGAATACCGGGTCATCCACACCGAGTTCGAATCCGTTGCGAACACCCTTGCCGAAAGTGCCAACACACCAATCGGCCAGGGCTACGACATTCTCGTCTGCTCAACACTCGACCTCACCCAAGATCCCGGCAGTGTCACCGACCCGCACCTCAACTCGGCACGAGGCGCATACTTCCAGGGAATCCCATCCGGTGCCGAGTTCTACATCTTCCCCACGTCCGATGACCTCCTCAACTTCTTCCGGCAATACTCAAACAAGCCGTGGATCACACAAGGCATCATCAGCATCACAATCATCCCGAACATTCAGCGGTACCTGCCCGGCTATGACTACGGCACCAACCTGAGCACCTATCCCTTGTTCAAGTTCTATGCGTTCAATGCGCAAAACATTCCGAGTCGTGACGTTGCGATGGCGAACGGCTGGCGAGACGCCGCCTACATCAGCGACGTCCTCGGACCCTATTCGATCCTCAAGAAATTCCTCACCTACCCGTATCTCCTGATCGAACTCACCACATGGACAGGATCACCACTCGTTATCAAGCCGGAAGCGTGGCAGGATGCCAACGCGAACATGCGCGAAATGATTGCGTTGATGCCGCCATCGCAGCGCATCGCCATCATGCCGAACCGGTACAACGCGGACGCCGAGACCCTTACCTCCTCGCAGACCAATCAGGCAGACGGGTTCGATGACAACGCCGAGTCACTTGACTTCTCGGTGACACTCGACAACTTCGTGCAAGTACCCGTCGTCAACAACTCCTACATCGGATTCCTTGCATCGAACAAGAACGGCATCGCGTTCTCCTACTCGAGCGCGCAATGGACGGAGCAGCGCGCACTCGCCGGAGCTGGCGCCAGCTACGACGTGCAGAACGCCCAGATCGGCAACATGGGCCGACAGTCCGCCATCGGCAATCAGCAGCAAACCGACGCGTCAAATCTGATGGCAACCACCGGCATGAACAACGCCATGATCGGTGCACTCACCGGAGGAATCGGCGGCGGCATGGACGACGCCGCTCGAGGCGTCGACCCGCTCATTGCGCTCGGTGGCGCCGCGATGGGAGTCGCGACCACCGCGATGACGGCAGGCGCGACCGCGAACGCGCAAATGCAGGCGGCACAGATCGCGAATCAGGCGCGCAGCAATTCGGCGATCAGTGACATTCAGACGGCAGGATCCGTCCGCGATACGAACAACGCGTTCGCGACGATGGCCGCAAAGGGCGACTACAAGAACGCCATCGCAGGCGTGCAGGCGCGCGTGCAGGACGCGAAGATGTTGCAGCCATCCGTGTCGGGCCAGTTCAACGGTGACGCGTTCAACCTCATCAACGGCAAGTTCGGATACTCCCTTCGCTTCAAGATGATCAACAAGAACGCGCTGAAGACAATCGGGAACTTCTGGCTCCGTTACGGCTACGCTGTCAATCAGTTCATTCAGATGCCGTCGTCGCTGCACTGCATGAGCAAGTTCACGTACTGGAAGCTCTCACAAACCTATATCTCCCAGGGGGCGTTCCCGGAAGGGTTCAAGCAGGTGATCCGTGGCGTCTTCGAGAAGGGCGTCACGGTGTGGAAGAATCCTGACGACATCGGCACCACGTCGCTGTTCGACAACACACCACTGACAGGAATCACATACTGATGGCAGACTTCGGTGAGGCGCTCGACGCACTCCACATGGGCGATAAGGTCACCCGACAGGCATGGAATGGCAAGGGGCAGTACCTCGAGTTGCAGGTTCCGGATGAGAACTCGAAAATGCGGAAGCCGTATATCTTCATCAAGCCTGTCGATGGCGAGTTCGTGCCGTGGGTCGCGTCACAGACCGACTTGCTCGCAACGGATTGGGTGCGCGCCTGATGCCCTCCGCGAACGATGGGGTCTATTGGGACCACTACTACCCGCACCTCGCCGGGGGCACCCCGCACTACGCGGGCCAGGGGCAAGACCGGCGCCGCATGATGATTGCGAAGAAGCTCACCGAGATCGCGATGAACCGGTTCGAGTGGACAGGCTTCCCCGAAGAGGTGCAACTCGACAACACGCGGTGGCTCGAGAAGTGCCTTTTCGAGACGGCTCTTGCTGTGTTCTATTACGACGATGAATGGTCACGCCACTTCGTCATGCGCGCAGCTCCCGCTGGCGTGTGGAACATGATCGGCAACCCGACGAAGTACCTCGCCTACGGGAACCAGTACTACAACAAGTGGCTCGAAGCCGACGACTGTGTACCCATTTGGGCGAACTATCTTCGCTTCCCTGACTTCGAGGTAGTGAGTATCTACTCCGAGATCCTGTCGGAGATCGACCAGACCATTCAGGTGAACGCGAAGAACGCGCGACGCACGAAGATCATCCGCGTGTCGGAGAAGTCGCGGCTGTCGTTCGACAACATTCAACGGCAGATCGACGCTGGCGAGACGTTCATCAAGGTGCTCCCCGAACTGCCGTCACTCACCGATGCGATGGAAGCGATCGACCTCGGCATCGACCCCTCGAGCCTCATGGACATCAGCATGCTCCGTTCACGGGTGTGGAACGAGTGCATGACCCTCCTCGGCATCAACAACAATGCGGGCGCCGACAAGAAGGAACGACTCGTCTCCGATGAGGTATCCGGGAACGATGATCAGGTGTCCGTCATCCGGGCCACGAACCTGAAAGCGCGGCAGGAAGCCGCCGCACAGATCGCAGACCAGTTCGGGTTCGACGTGGAAGTGAACTACGTGACCGACCTCGCCGCCGCACCCCTCGAAGACGGCGTGCAGCCACCGGTCGATGCCGGACAGCTTTCCGCGACGAACCCTCGACAGAAGGCGCTGGGCAACTAATGGGCGTAATGACGATGCCGTTGTGGCGGGTCCTCGAGCTGACGAACGACCCATACAGTCCCGACGCGGACCCGAAACACCTCCCGCTCGGATCCGGATTCACGATCGGACTCGACCAGTACCCCATCTACGACGAGACACAACGACTCGACATCAACAAGCTCATCATCGACCAGTTCTGGAACCGCGAAATCGGCCAGGAAACAATCTCGATGTTCACGTTCATGATGCGGCGCACCATGCGTCAGATCATGCCCACCTACAACCAACTCTACAAGTCCACACAACTCGTCTTCGACCCGCTGTCCACCTACGACCTCAACACGGTCCGGAATGCGGACTCCACCGAGAACTCGAGCAACACCACGAATGCGAACACGAAGAACGACGGGTCAGCGCAGTCGCGGTCCGTCTACTTTGACACCCCGCAGACGGCACTCGCACGGAACAAGGACTACGCCGCGAACGCGACCGACGTCGAATCGAGCAACGAGAACACCGGCACCACCGACTCGGCAACCTCGAGCGACTCCACCGCGCACACCGACGACACCTCAGCCACGACAGGCCGACAGGGGTCCGCCAACCGGCTCCTCGCCGAGTTCCGTGCCAACATCATCAACACCGACCTCATCCTCCTCGGCGACCCAGAGCTGACCACCATGTTCCTGCTCGTCTGGGAGTCCGGTGACGAGATCGCACCCCCGAACCGCTTCCGTCCTCGAGCCCTAGGAGCTTCCTGGTCATGACCATCATCGACCCCACCTACCTGGCCCCCGTCGCCCCGCTGAACCCTGCCGACGTCGGCTTCGCGACCATCGGCACGATGCAGCCGTTCTCGCCACGCGCCGGGATCGGCTACCAGGACCTCCTCGAGACGCTCCGCGTCTAC